TTTATCAATTCTTACGATTTGCTCCTTGTCTATTGGTAGATTGTTTTTCTTTTTTAGCTCCATAATGGTTAGTTCGGACAACACTTTACGGACAAGATGTGTTGGCTCTGCTGGAATCTCTTTTATGTAAAATTCCAGCAGAGAGATAGAATCATCAATAGCATCATCAATCACGCCTTGGTCAAGAAAACCTGTGGCATTTAGGTCGGAGAGTTGAGTTAGGCTTTCAAAGCTTACTTCTTTTAATAAATCGTCATTCGTAATCATTCTATTACCTCTAGGGGGATGTCTTTTTTTGTAACCAACCCACCTTTGTAAACGGTTACTCTTAGCACAAAATATCCTTTCAATGATGCTGTCTCTTTTGGTAGAAAAAAAACAGAGTCAGATGATGCTTGTGAGATGTAACGTGTTTGTTTCTTTGAATCTATGATTTCCACCTCTGCTTTATCAAAAGCAGACTCAACAGTATCAATCAAAAAAGTAAGTTTGATACTTAGGGTTTCCCCTTGAATAATCTTTGTTCTCATGTAATAATCTCCACTTGTATCTCTTTTTTTTCTACCGTAATGACTATGTCTTGTGCAATCACTTTAATATCTATAACATTTTCTATAATCTCACACTCAAGAGACACGGCAACTGTTTTCACAACTGTGTATCTAAGCTCATCAAGAAAATCTTTATCAGCACTAAGCACATCAAGCAACATCTCATAGTCAAGGTTCACAGCCCTGTTACGTAAACGCTCTATCAGAAATTCTAAAACTTCACGCTTTGGTCGTGTAAGCAGGTTGCTTACATCTTCTTGGCTACACTTTGCCTCTTCTATCAAGAAGCTCAAAAGCTCATTTTTAGAGAGCGTCAGCAACTCTTCCGTTGTTTTATTTAAATACAACAATATATGCAACCTCAATCGGAGATATAGAACAATCAAGTTCAGTCTTTTCAAACGTCTCAAAACTGTACAGAGAAAGCCTAAAGCTTGTGCTGTCTATTTTATCTACACGGTCATTCATGCTCATGGTTTCATCCAGCATTGTAAAAACTTCATAGTCTTTCCCAAGTTCATTTTCAAAAGCCACGACTTTTTTTCCATTTTGCGTATCGACCACAACGCTACTTGTCGTACCACTCAAAATGTTTTCTGGTAGCTCAACCGTAGTTGCTGGTGTAGAGGTATCAGATTGCGTTGCCCTACCATTTAAAAACTCTAGTATAGAAAACATATCCAGCTTTAACGCCCACCAATGTGGCATATTGTATTTTGCCACATAGGCATCGGAAAAAATTTGATAGGTATTCCCCCACCCTTGTCGCAAAGCTGTTGCTTCAGGGGTCTCTCTTCTATCTACCATTTCTGCACGTGTATCATATTCCGTTAAGATCGCTTTTTCATTCACTTGCCCTCTGTAATAATTTAGGGCAAATTCTAAAGTAGCTGCACTATCAGATTTAATTGCTTTTTTGAGTTCTACTAAGTTCACAGAACTTAAGTAACTATCAAAATCTAAAGCCATGCTTCACCTTTATAAACTTAATAGAACCCAAAGCGAAATCAATCGCTTTGGGCTATAAAGGGTCGAGATTAAATCTCGTTCCCACCACCACCTGCAACGGTGTATGCAATCACTGTTGCGACAGAAACATTTCCAGATGCATCAGTTGCATTTACAACGATGTTTCCATTAACTGCGATTGCACTTGCACTTGTCAAGGTATATGTTCCGTTAGTTGCGATGATTGTCTGTTCACTGTTGTCAGGGAACACTACTTTAACGGTAGCTCCAGCTTCAGCTGTACCACTTACGGTCAACTTGCTATCACCTTCAACCACAACACTTGCAGTAGGAGCATCAGGAGCCGATAAATCTACTGTTCCAGCACCTTCACCAATGGTGGTTTGGTCACCATCTGGCTCTGTTAGTACCTTGCTTAGTGTTACAGGCATACGAGTAATAGTTAAGGAAACTTTTACATTTTGTACACTGGCATCATACCGTGTTGTAGTTTCTTCGTTAAATTCCCATTCTTTGTGGTCAACAAGGTGTACTTGTGCCAAGTTTTTAGACACCTTTGTTACCATTGCACGAATGTTTGCATAGTATCCATATACAGACACCTGCAGGTTATAATCATCAACACTGTTGAACCCAAAGCTATCAAGGGAAACATCCAAGATACCGTTAGAAGTGTTTACCACTTTTTCAAAAGTTTTTGATTCCTCTCTGCGATTCAACTCCGTAAATAACTGGTTCAAAGAGCCAATAACTGTTAGCCCCTCAGCATTTTCTGTTAGGAAGTTGTTAATTTCAGAAATTTTGTCATTTACTTCTGTTAAATCACTTCCTGCAGTGGCAATTAAACTTCGTAAATCATTAATTTTTGCACCTGCTTCGGTGTTCAATAAATTGTGTTTTTCTGCTTCTAGCGTAATGTTTGCAATAATTGCGGTAATTAGCGATTGCTTAGTGAGTGTCAAACTCATGTCTTGTAGGACGACTGATTGCCCTGCTGTTTCAAAATATGCCATTGTGTATCCTTTGTTTTTTAGTTTAATTTGATAACGGAGTTTATTCTCCGTGGTTTATCTTCTATAAAGTCGACCACAGCGACCACAACCCTTTTAAATATCTATTTTCTGGGCTTTTGTTTGAGGTAGTGAAAAACCACAACTACAACAAGATGGCATCACAAATCCCTTTTGGGTCAGGGATTGGTAATGGTTTGCTCATGGTATTGATGATCCATCCACTAGGAATTTCTCGTTTGATTGGCTTTGAAAAGAGTGGTATAGCTTTTAGCCCTGCATCAATATCATCAAGTGCGAGGTATCGAAACGCAAATCCTGCTTTGCTAATGGCTTTTAATTTTCCATTGCCGATTCCATTTACCAATGTTTTTGTTTTTGGGTCATAATATTGCTCATCAAAAGCTACGATTTTGAATCCACCAACAATCACGGAATCTTCTTCTACTTTTACGACCAGAGAGCCAGTTTGCACATACTTGTCTGCTAATTCAACAATCTTGTCAAATACGTCTGGAGATGCTTTGTAGACAATTGCACCACCTCTTCCATTCTCTTTTAGCTTTCTTTTCATACTTCTGATGGTGGAAAATACATCTTTGATGGTTGCATCAGATTCATTTAGCTTTTTTGTTGGGGTCACCAACAAAACATCGCCAAATTTAATCTCATACTCTTCTAGTCCACTGTCTGTTTTCATAGGGAAGTTGATTGTTCCACTTAAAGACTGAATGCACAGAGCTTCACTGGTCATCTTAATTGTGTCTCGTGCAAAGAGCATTTTGCTCTCTAGCCACAAATCTTGACTTGTGCCATCGTAGTTTTTTAGGTCGTTTAGTTCGGCTCCTGTGATGGAGTCTACGACATCAATAGGTTGAGGCTCAATTTTGTTGATACTTCCATGTTCGCCGCCGATGCTGACAGGCATAGAGCCACGCATCACAACGGGGACAGCTTTGGCAATTTTGCTGATTTCATCAATTCTAATAGAGCTTGATGGGTGAACTCTTCGTAAAGCTACGGGATAGAATTCGTCCATTACAGGGCTGACTGCATCGGGTAGGTTGTTTAGAGCTTCTGTGACTCTTGTTTCTGTGACGATTGTTCTTAGCATTTTTGTCCTTTTTTAAAAAATATAAATGTTGTTTTTGGCTAATAGGGCAATTTCTAATTTGCTTATTTCCATAAGCTGTGAATTTAATACTCCATGTCTTAGCACCTGAGCTATTTCGTCAATATCGGTGTCAATATCTTTTGTTAGGACTGCAACTACTGTATGGTTGTCTAAAAGATCATACTCACCTGTTGCCTCGTCTAAACCTAAAATAGTACCTTTTGTTAATACGCCTTTTTGTTTTACTTTTACTGCCTGTAAGATTGGTGGATGCGATAGGTTTACTACGCTCTCTTGTGTTTGTCTTGCTTCTGTTTTGTTAAATAGCACTGTTTTCTCCTTTATACTTTTGCTATGTTGATTCGTTTTGGCTGAGTTGTTTGCTCGTTGCCTTTGAACTGTTCTTGTTGCATTTTGGATGGAATGAGTGTTTTTACAAAGTTATCAAATCCATCGTTGTCTTTTTTTGCATAATCAATTGCCCAGTCTCGTTGCGAAAGTGCCAATTTTTGCTCTGCAATAATGGTGTCAACTTTATTTTCAATATCTTTCTTTTTGTAAGATTCCAATTGCTCCTTTAGTGTGGCAACTTCATTTTCTTTGCCTGAAACCTCTCGTTTTTTGTTTTCAAACAACGTACCTATTTCGCTTAAGAATGGTGTGTTGGTTAGTGCTACACTGTGCAGTGTCCATCCAATAAAAGAGCCTGTGGATGGGTCTACTGTGTCTTTCATAAAGACTGGAGAGAGGTATTTGTACTCTTTCTTTTCGATGAACTCCAATGCTGTAGGTGTCCAACTAATCATCACCCAAAGTTCACCATTTTCAACCTTGATATTTTCAGGTTTAATCCAGCCTGACGCAGGGGCTTTGTTTCCCCACAGTGTCTCATGTTCATAATCAACAACGATGTCTAGCTCTCTTTGTTTGGCGTGAAAAACCATCTCTTCAAAAGCTTTT